TTTGGCGCGGATATTTGAACGGAACCACGGGTGCCATCAGTTGAAAAAATTCGACCAGTCAGGCCGAGCTTAATATTTCCCGAGCCGAGTTGGAGTTGCTCGCTAGGGCTACTAGTCCCCAGACCCAATCTGCCAGAGGCGTCGATACGGGCTTTTTCAGTTGGTGTTGCGCCTGTGTTGAACTGGATACCGCTTCCGTTGCTGGATAGGGACAATACGTTTCCTGAATTACTTACATTGCAAACAGAAGGAGATCCGCCTGTTCGCTCAAGCTTGATAAAAAATCCTGTATCATCCGCTAGATGCAGAAGACTAGCTGGACTTGCCGTGCCAATCCCTACGTTGCCATTCGCATCAACAAACAATCGCCCAGTACCATTAGTCGAGATGGCTACTTGGTCTTCGTCAGGGCTATATAAACCAGTATTTGCATCAAACGTCAGACTTGGTAAACCAGCAGTACCAAAAGCAAGGTCAATCGTCAGATCAGAAGCTAACTTAGTAGAATCAACTGCATCGTCTTGAATTGCTGACGTAGAGATAACATTGTCACCAATACCACCCGTTTGGATAGAAATCAGTGCATTCTCCTTTTCCTGCATGATGTACAGGATCTGATCGAAGTTATCATTTAAATCCTGTGCTCTAATGGCGGAACCCGCAAAGAACGTAGCAGGAGTAGCATCAGGTTGAGTAGCTCTATAAATACGAATCCTTACAGGATACTCACCAGGGTCCGATTCTTCTCTAACATTACCATCGGCAGTTTGATAAACTGTGTCCGCACCAATAGCGTTAAAAATAATTTGAGTAGGATTCCCAGCAGGAATAGTAAAAGCTGAAGTAGAGGAACGACTAATAATTTTATCACCCACTGGTTGGGTGTCGTCATACTCTTGCAGCTCTACACGAACATCTTCAGTTTTTAGATATGGAAATGAAAATGAGTACGTATTCCCACCATTTCCAAAAGGAGTATTTTCAGTTGTAGCCATAGTTGGTTATTTACGGATGTTAAGGGTGGGATCAAGTACGACACCTTGCCTACTTGCAGCCTGTTTCAATTGTTCTTCCACTTGCAGCTGTACAAACTGCTGCTGAAGACCAGGATCAAGGCGCGAATAAGCTTGGTTCTCTGCAAACCTTTGAGCAGCACGAAGTCTTTCGTGAATACGGTGCCACGTTGCTAGCTCAGGAGCTTTACCTTGACGGCGGAGTTCATTAAAACTTTCCATAGACCGCCACTGTTTATTACTACGCATTACTTCACGGATACCAGCTTGGAAATGACCATCTTCACCCATAATACGAAGCAGCTCAGACCTCATCTGTTTAGGAATTTTTACACCATCTTTGGTTTTAAACAGAGTAGCAGTAGGATATTCAATTTGCTGCAGGAATTGCTCTTCTTCAGAAGCTGTATCGTGGATAGGGAACGGCATGTAGGCATTCCAAGCACGTTGCAGGAAACCATAGCTATTCACTTTCTTACCACTCACAGGACTGTAGATAAATGGATCTGCAGTTTTAGGATCAATTTCAGCAGCAAACCTGTTAAGGTTCTTCATATAGCTGAAGACGTCTTCATCTACGATACGTAGACCGTCAGAGAAAACACGGCTCCATTCACCACGTTGAGAGGCAAGGGGACCAAGACCATTTAGGAAACCAACAGCCCAACGGCTTGCAGCAGAGGTGTCGCCACCAAGAGTTTGGAGCAACGGGCGAATACTAGACAAACCAGTGTTGTCAGTAGTAGCAGCACTCAAGACAAATGCAAACTTAGGTAGGATAGTTTCGATACCTTGTGCACCAATGCTGTCAAAGTTATCAATAGTATTAACGGTAGATGCAATCCAGTCAGCTAACACACCTAGACCTTTGTAAGAGTAGTACTTACCGTCTAGCCCTTTAATGCTACGTGGTTTCCAACCTTGCTGAATCCGTGCTTTTTGGATCTGAGGATCATAGTGACCATCACCAGTAATACGGTCATCACCGAATAGACTAACGGTAGCAATTACTGCAGTAGTACCAATAGCCTTACGTCCCAGAGTTTCATACTTCAGGTCCGTGACTTTGTTAAGTTTAGCCAATGTAGTCATGTTAGCAATGTCATAACCACGGCTAGACAGCAGGTCATTAACATACTGCTCATTACCTAGCAGCTGCTTAAGAGGAGTAAATGCAAGCTCATTGACATCTTTTTGGAAAGGAGCATAAGGAGCATACTTACCAAACATACTGATCCTGTTAGCACCCGTAGTGGGGAACATAAGGAACGGTTTCATGAACGATAGGTGCTGGGACAACGCATTAGAACCCTCAACCAAAGGCGAATCCAAGTTAAGTGCCAGCTCATTGGTAGTCCAACGAACAGCTTCATCCCTGATTAGTCCATCAGGACCAAACATTTTGTCATACTCTTTTTGAGCAATAGGAGCAAGGTTTTCTTTAGTAAGAGGAAGACCAGATTCCATCAGTTCATTAGCAGCTCGCATGTAAGATTCAGAGTGAGCAACCATTGCCCCAGTAAAACCGTCACTTGCAATCAATCCATTAGGACCAAAACGATTTCGGGGATCTTTAGCAAGGGCATTCATTGTTTCAATCTGTTGAACAATGTATTGCATACCCCAGCTACCTTCAGCTGCTTGACTATCTGCTACTTCACGGAGAAGTTCAATCTCTTGTTCTTGTTGCAGCAACAGGTCACGACGAGTGATGGCTGCCACAGAGTCTGGATCTTTAGAAGCCTTTGCAAAGATCTCACCCATATAAGGTAAGGATCTACGCAAAGATTCATTCATCGAACCATAAGCAAGGTAACCACGACGTATAGCAGTCCAATCTTGATGCATCACAGCACCAATAAAGTGGGCGGTAGGTTTAGAAATCAAACCACCGATGTTACCAAACGTGGCTTCAAGAGGTGTTTTAAATGCTGATAGGTAAGAAGCGTAGATGTTAGACCACATACCAGCCAGAAGCTTGTTCTGGACTTCAGGATTAGGATCAATGATTGCTTTACCAATATCAGTTGTCATTGCAGAGATGTAATCGTTTAGTTCACGAATGGAACTAATCCGACCACCAGTCATCTCATAACCCATCAAGAATTGCTTCATCAGGTTAGGGTTAGTTTCTGCAATAGCACGAAGCGTAGTGCCAAACTGCTCAGATTTCTGGAAGATTGCTTTAGCTACATCGTCAGCTTCACTAATAGTGGTGTTGTTATAACCAACAATATTAGTAAAACCATTCTGAATCTGCTTAAGGAGACCCACTTTACGGTGTTTATAGTAGCTTGCAGAACCCTGAAGTTGTACAAGATATTGCATCAAATCAATAATCTTTTCTTGTCCAGGTCCAACAGCAGAAGTACCTTCCATCAGGCGAACACCTTCGGACAAGTCAGCAACACGTCCTGACAAAGAACCGGCAACTAGAGACTGAGCCCGAGCTACGTCCATTGCACTGATTTGTTCACCAAAACCACGAATAGCTTTGGATACCATACCAAAACCTGCTTCGTCCATAACTTGGACACCAGCATCATTGACGCTAAGGTGAGGTTTAATAATCTGATCAATATCTGCACGACTCATACGGGGATCGAACAAATCATGTGCAAGATCCATAGTGGCGTCGATTTGATCGTCAAAGGTAACTTTCCAACCAGCACCACTTTCCATACCAATCCGATCGGCTAGGCGCAGCTGGTCGGCCAAACCAAGCACAACTTCGTCAACATTACCTGCACCACGAAGACCATATTGTAAAGCAGGTTCAGAAATGACGTTACCCAGACGCCCTTCAACAGTGCCTAGATTACCTTTAATGCGGGCTTGGTCGATGCTAGCACCAACGATACCGAAGTCATCGACAGTACGCACACCAAGTTCACCGTACTCAAACATATCATGGACACCTTTAATAGGCTTATCCAGATTAGGGTTTTGTGAGAGTCCGTAGAAACCCACTTCATCCAAAGCATCCTCTTGTCGAAGCATACCCATGGTGACGGATTCTTCAACGGTAGTAGGTTCAGGAGGAGAGTTTTCCTTCAACCATTTTTGAGAAGCATCAGATTCTGCAATCATTCTATTGGTCTTTCTCAAGAATCCAGTAGAATCAATAATAGCACCACCAAGGCGGACAACACCTGAAGCAAGTTCAGTAACAAGACCAGTCAGTAGATCTTCGTAAATATTCTTACGTCGTTTTGCATCCGGTTCCTCAGCAGTACCAAGCGTAGCTAGATCATCAGGAATAAAATCGAATTGTGCAGGGAGAGCTGCTTTAGCCATTCCCAGCAGGTTTTCACCTTCGTATTCACTGCTAACAGCACCAACAGCAAGACCACCGAGAGCCTCAGCACCACGGTTACCCAGGTAACGCATAAATGGTGTGTTACCAAAGCTCCACCCAACACGTGAGTGGGCAGCCAATCCAGCACCTTTTAGGAGACCAACACCTCCGATAGTAGGCAGGACTACTGAAGACACATCACGAATAGCTTGTGCTGCATCGTTTTCAAATTTAGTCAGCTTAGGAACGTTGACACCAGGGATAATGTTAATAGTGTCAACAGCGAAATCTAAGCCGCCAGTTGGAACAGCAGCTGCTAGTTCAAAAGCGTATTTCGGATCCGTAGAGAAACCCTCTACATCACTACCAACGCTGAGACCGCCAAGCCTTCGCTTATTCCATTCTTGCCTACTCATGCCACGGGCTTCGTAGAAAGAAAAGTCTTTTGTAGGATCAAATTCATCTTCCGCTTCCGTAGAAGCAGCGGGTTGTGGAGTTGGCTCGGCTTCTCCCGTAGGAGCTGCAGCAGTGGGTTGCCCAGCCGCTTCTTCAGCAGCTTGGGCTTCCTCTAGTTCTGCTGCCCGTTGAAGAGCTTCTGCTTGTGCCTGACCTTCTTCAGTCAGTTGCAGTTCTTCTTCGCCTGACCGAAGCACTCCGTTCGGATCATAAGGCATGATTAGTTCAATCTGTAGTAAAGATTAGGTTTACCGTAGTGTCGTTCGTATTCTTGTGGGGACATTACCCAGTTAAATTTAGCTGCAGAACTACTGTTACTGATAATCATCCCATCATTACGGACAATGCCGATGTGTGGATAAGGAGGAGTACCATTATCTTGCATGATAACAATTGCCCCAGGCACTGGTCCAGAAATCTGTTTTGCATTTGCATCAAGATTTGCTTTTACAGTTGGAACATAAAGGTCATCACCCCAAGGTGGTTGTATTCCGCTAGCTCGCAACACTTTGTTAATCGCGTAGACACAAGCGTTTTCACCAGCATCTGGTCCTTCGCTAGTATCCATGCCTTCATAAGTTGTAGCCATGTTAGCTGCTTGGAAACTGGTTCCAGCCCTGGCAACGTGAGGGTTACTTAACACCCGAGTATCACCACTATATTTATAGTAAGCCTTAGCTACTTTACGCATATAGTTAGTAGTTTCTGCAGGCAGTTCACCAACACCTTCTAAATAAGCTTTCATAATTTCAGGGCTAGAATGCATAGCACCTGCTGCGACTATAGGGTCGCCAAAAGCTGCTGTCAACACATTCATCTGTGTTGCTACACCCTTGATGCTTTCATCAGGGTTAGTGACATCAATGTCTAAAAGTCGTGCCATTTCTGGTGATAGCAGTCCAATACCAGCCCGTCCAGATGGAAGTCTTGCATTAGGATTCCAGCCAGATTGTTCCAGAACAGCTGAAAGGATTGCGGGGGACTGGTTCAGTTCTTTAGCGTGTAACTCCACGCTGTCTCGGTGTTGAGCAGGAACAATGTGACGGTTCCATTCAACAGCCAATTTACCGCCTTCATAACCATGAATTCGTGTAGCTACTTCTGCGTTTAAATATTTTGACAGAAGCTTTTGAGCAGATGGAGAATAAGCACTGACACGTTGTAAGGATTCAGGCAAGTCTCCCAACTGATCAGACATACCAGCCAAAGTAGCTTGGCGGCGGAGAACAGCGGGTAACCCACCATCAACACCTTGAGATGCTAGAACAAGTTTAACGTTAGGAGTGTAGCCTGGTTTGTTAAAGTTCTCTAGCTCCTTGTCCAACTCAGCTTCAGTTAAGACACCAAACTTAGTGTTAATAAGGTCTTTACGTTTGCCTTTGTTAATAGCCTCTTGGAACTGAATAGCTGCTTCTTTAGCTTCCTGACTAGGTGTAAGGTTTTCATCCTTTAAACCAGGAAAAGTAAATAAACCTGTGATAGGATTATATTCTCTGTAATACCTTCCATCAGATTTAGTGGCATCTGCTGCAAGTTTACCCTCCAGGATACCTGCTGCTTCAACGGATGCTTTTTCAATAGCAGCCTGATCACCGCCGTACTGAGTAGCTAAAGTTCTCACAAGCTCATCAAACTCACGTCCCAATATCCGTGAAGCATGTAAGGTATGAGAAGAGTCTTGAGGGAATTGTACAGTTGCAGATGGTTTTTTAGTGAGTCTGCTTAGCCCTTTACGCTGCTCTTTAAAAACATCACTTTTATTAAATGGATTCTGCTTGTCAAGTACTTCTTGCAAACGGTTACCTTCTTTAGGATCATAACCAAAAACTTCCGTGACAAGAGCTTGGGTTAGTATACCACGTTGCTCAGCATCTTTAGCTGCAAGTTTAAGATTTTGGATGTATTGACCACCTTCCAAACCTTTCTTAGCACGAGCAATCCATTCGGGCGGACCCTCTTGGTTATCGCTGAAAGACTCCTCAGCAGCAGCAAGAGTTTCTTTAGTTGGATTTCTTTGATACTCTTCCCACCAGGCTTTACTTTCCTGCTTGTACTCAGCTTTGTCTGTTTTATCCTGGTTCGTCATCCACTCACGTCGTTTATCTGCTCTAGCATTAAACAGTTCGAGAGTACGTTTCTCAAAATCATCTTCGTAACTACCTTTTTTACCGTTAGTTGCGCCTTCACCATAAACATCAGTCAGTCTGACTTGATCATCACTTAGTACAAACGTGCCGTCTGGATTCATCAGAGTAGCTTGTTCTTTGTACCACGTGTGAGCAGCTTCTGGAGATTCTAGATTTTTGTGCATTCTAAACGCTTCACCACCATAGCGATTCCAATCGCTGAAAGCAGCATTATCCCACCTTTGTAAGGTGTCTGCGTTTAGATTTTTGGTTTGCTGAGATGTCGCAATAGCAAGGGCACTATTATGAATGGTTGACATTTCCTGGTAAGCACCACCCAGCATGTCATGGTTTTCAGGCCAGTTGTTGGTTTTGATCCACTTGTCTGCGATTGCTTGTTGAACCACAGCAAGTTGACCCGGCTCACCTAAAGCTTGGCTATAAGAAATCTCTTCACCATTTACAAGAATAGTGTTCTCTGGATTAGCTAATTGATCATTATAAAACGAACTGTACTGGCTTTTTGTTTGCTGCTGAATAGATCCATAGAAAAACCCAGCACGTTGCTTAGCACTCATGTTTAAGACACGAGAAATAGCATTAGGATCGTAACCCTTTTCTTTTGCTAAAGCAGCGTTATTTTCTAGCAACGAAGACAAAGCATCTTGGTCGTTCAGCTTAGATAGAAATAGAAGCTTATCTTGGGTCATCGACCCGCCAGTAGCTAACCCTTCATACAAACCCTTTTTATAGTTTTGTTCGTCCTCTTCCTTTCCTAATGCCTTGAATTTCTGACCAGCAGTAAAGCTAAGACTAGCTAAACTTTTAAAAACTTGAGCAGCCCCAGCGCTGGCTTGTTCAAACCGACGTTGCCTCTCAGCTTCGTCATATTGAATTTGTCTTTGTCGCTCAGTTTCGTTAGTAGAAGCAATCTGGAAATTACGATCCAGAGCGTTTTGTGTGTAGTTAGCATTGGACTGCATTGCATTGAGAGTCCGCTGCCTGTTCTCTAAATCAGCATTCCGCTGAGCCTGCATGTTTTGTAAGACACGGTTGCCCGCTGCTTCTAATTGAGCAAGGTTAGCGTTGCTGACTTGAACTGCATTAAAACCCCTAGCTTTTGTACCGGGGGTGTATTGTCGTCGTGCCATAATTTAGTTATCCTGTAAAACCACCAGCAGCGCCCATTAAACCAGAAGCAACGCCGCTAATGAGAGGCATAAGTGGATTAGTTTTTTGAGCAGGGGGAACAGCTTCAGGCATAACCACCATTGGTGCAACAAAGGTACGTGCCGGACCCATAGTAGGTCTGACTAGTTCAGGCAGCCGTTCAGGTTCAATCATAAGGTTAGCTGCAGCTTGCATATCAGCACCGTAGCGTTGCAGGCTAACATCACGCATACCACGATCATACTCACGGCGACCGCTGACTAGACTTGCGCTTAAAATAGCTGCATTTCTGCCTTGTTCGGCAAGAGTAGATTGAATAGCTTTGGTACGTGAACCACCAGCCTGCCGTAGTGAGGCTCTACCTTCTGCTTGTAGCTGTTCAATAAGAGCACCTTCACCTTCAAATGCAGCGGACGCTAGCAATTCGTTAAACTGTGCTTGCTGTGACTCGTAAGCCATCCGAGCACCAATGTCATTAAAGGTAATCTGTTTTTGATAATTATCAACAGAACCTTGATATTTTTTAGTTTCTTGAAGATAGCGATAATCTTGTAGTTCAGTATCGTACTGCCACTGTTTAACAGCAGTGTCAAATTGATACTGACGTGCAGCAATGTAATCATTTACCTCAGCATTAAACCTTTCCAGGTTATATGCGTTGGTCATGTTGGCTTTCTGCCTGGATGCTTCAAGGGCCTGGTTCCTTGCTTGAGCAGCTCTAGAGTTATTTGCACTTGCTTGGAAGGCACCAACAACACCACCAACTGCGGAAAAAACTCCGCCAGCAGCGCCTAAACCCTTTGCCCAGTCTTGTGCTGGCATAATTAAGCCCTCCTATAGAATCGTGGTGAATAGTTACCTTCCCACATCATCGACACCAACGATACAGGGTACGGAAAATTACTTGTCACTTTAAGTTCAAAATTAGTGTTACGTTGGTGGATGGGAACAATGAATTGATACTCAGCTTTTACTGGATTACCAGTTGCTGCGTAGTCATTAACAGTGGTAACTTCTTTGACTTCAATCCATTCTCTAGAACTTCCCACACGAGTTTTAAAGGTAAGCGCACCTGTTCGACCTGCAGATACTCTAACTCGGGCAATGGTAAGAACAGCAGTAAAATCGGTCTCTGTCTCACTCCGTCTAAAATAGAAGGTAGGTAAAGTTACTTCAAAATCATAACTGTACCCAACGACAATACCATCAGCCAAACCCGTGAAGTCTTTATCTACTTCAAAGTAATTGTATCCTGTACCACTTTCTACTTTAGGTGTTCCTTTAACAGAATACCCTTCATCAGTAGAAGGTTTAGCAATCAGAATAGTAGCTTCTTGTGTAGAGATAGGGGTGTAAGGGACATAGATTTTTGTAACGTCATCACTTGAGTCATACACAACAGCAGAACCTGAACCAGGATCAACTGGACGTGTAGCAAAATCTAAGCACGAGTTACCATCAGTGCTAGAAGCAGTTGCAGTGACGGATCCTGTAGGAATCTCGTCAATAGTAATGCTCTGTAACGTGTACTCATCTTCATGTTGAGTTACCACTACAATATCATCGTTAAGGATGCTGGCAGATTGAATTGTTCCAGTCAACTGCCATTTAGTCCACGCTTGGAAAAGATTCTTTTCTCCGTTGTTATAGAACCTAAACAGGTACATATAAGATGAACCACGGTCAACCAACACAACCAAAGAGTTCTGTGGGCTAACAATTAGATTGTCAACGGTATCTGGAATCCACTCAAGAACTGCTTTACTGATGTCAACAACGATCGGATTAGTTTCAACGTCTTGTAGTTGAAGACTAAATACTTTACTGTAACTAGGTACTTTACTTACAAAAATAGTACTTGTACCAACGTCCACTGGGGAGATGTCAGGATCCATCTCATAGTTAGAGATGCTTCGGACAATGGTAGACGTAGGGGTAAGAGTGCTTCCATCAGTGGTAAACACTTGGAACTGTTGCCGCTCAGAAAACACCAACAAACCTTGAGGAGACGGCAACACATCAGACAAAGTAACAGGTCTAACGCTAGCCACGTTCAGGTCTATAGGATCCGAGTCAATCTGTGTAAGAGCTGACTTAACAAAGAAGTTATAGGGATCGTTAGCAACACTGAAATTAATGTTATCCGTGGAAAGGACGCCGAGTCGGTTATTATAAAAGAAAGTAGAAGTAATAGGATCCCCAATAAAAGCAGGTATAGGGCTAGTATCATCATCCCCAGCTTCTCTCGATTTCCAACTAATAGGACCAAAAGTAAAAGCAGTTTCACCAGTGTTAGCCAGTTCATGCGGCATGGTAGCAACATTGAACCCAGTAGACACATCACGTGCTACTGTTTCTTCGTAGTAACCACGTCCGTACTGACCATCATAGGCGATGTATTCAACGTAATAGTTATCAGAACCACCATCACTGTTAAGGATTTCAACGTGGTGACCGTGGAAAGATTCAGCAGGTAGTTTAGTAACATTGACTACAGCATCCTGAAATATCTCCAGTGCATCATTACCAATACCGCCTTTACCAGTAATAGTAAATGCCAAAGGCGTACCATCATCAGTAAACGTACCATCAGCGTGTTCGTAATCAGTTAGAACTTGATTGGTAACAGTGTCAAATCTTTTAATTACAAGGCTGTTAGTGTAACCTTCAATACACCACGTACCATCAAAGTCTGCATTACTTGCTGTTTGTTGGTCAGTAATTGTTTTAACAATATCATCTACAAGGTGGTGATTAGTATTAATACTACCACTATCGTAGAGCAGCATATCATCAAACGTAGTTGTAGACTGTGCTGTAGAATTAGACTCAATACCTTGAAGGGTGACAAAATAGTTTGAACCGTCGGTAAGAGTAAGCAGTTTAATAGTAGCAACTGAGTTGGCATCAAACGTACCAGCTGCTTGCATAGCAGTATTTACGGTACGGTTTGTAATAATTGTAGTATCTTGAATGCTACGGAAATGGTAATGAGCAGCAGTGGTGCCAGTCAGATAGCTTGGGTTTATAGGACCACCACCAGGATCTGTTATGGTACACGGTACACCTTCAGAAGTCCAAATATAAATATTAGCTCCTTTAATAGCACCAACATAAGACGTAGCAGTACCACGGTCCAAAGAGAACCATATTGCCCCGTTTAATGCATCTTTATCAAAAGGACTGCCTCCTGAGTCTTTCAGTTTATCAATAAACTTCATACCCGGTCTTTTTAGCAGACCGTAAGTAGGATCAGGATAGCCGTTAATACACTCAGTTACCTGACCCTGTAGTTTTTTGTCATCATTTTGTTTTGAGACACCACCAAGAAAATTAGGTGTCAGTTGAGTTACTGCTGGCATTATCGGATCAGTGCATTAAAAGGACTGTAGGACTTGTAGTAATTACCATTTTCAGGTGCACCAAAGATACTATGATCACCTTGATTGCAGTCATACTCTAAAGCCATTGCTCTGGTGTACGCTTCTTTCTGTTGCAGCATTTGATATTGATTGGGATCACCAATAACTCTACTAGAGACAATAGCTGCAGCACGTGCTACGATGTAAGCCTGGATAGGTTGGGGGAGATCTTCATAATCCAATTCCCAAACTACATCGAAATAAAGTGTTTCGGTAGTTGTCCACACATTAGTGTGAGCAATAGTGTCGTAAACATAGCCCCCACGGTTTACAGCATTTCTACCAAGATTTGCTACATAGTCCTCACTGAGATCCATTTGGATCACGTTGTTAGGAATGGAGATTTTACGTGTAGAAGCATCGGGTTGGAACTGATCGTAGTTTCGTTCAGTATTAAAGGACCAGCCTTCTGATTGTACCTCACGTGACACTTCCTGTAAAGTGTTGTAAGCAATCGCAACGTCCGGGTTGGTTTGAGTTTCAACTTTGTAAGAAACAATTGATTTAACAAGAGTAGTACTAGCTACGGTTTGAGAGATGTTAACAGTGTAGTCATAGGTTTCAGGGGTAGTACCTTGAGCAACACCTGCAGTAGCAATTGATGTGTTTGCAGTTACACCAGTACCTGAGATATAGGTACCGACTGGAATGTTAGCTTCTTCTGTAGTCAACGTAGTACCAGAAATAGAACCGACAAAAGTGTCAGTTTTCTCTAACACAAATGTTTCTTCAGTTGTCAACGAGTTTACAGGAGCCTGACCAACTGACGCCAGGATCTGATTAACAGCTTGTAGCTCAGTGTTGGAGCCAGTGGTTGAGTAAGGCATAGTTGATAATAAGACTAATTCTCAATAAGGAATTAAAAAAAAGGAGCCCCCGAAGAGGCTCCCATAAAAAGCGCTAAAACCTTATCAGGCGTTAGCAGGATAAGTAGTACCGAAGGCAGTACCTGCAGTACCAGTGTGAAGTTCCACACAAGCAGCAGGGTTCAGGAAGTCAGCACCCATGGCCAGACGACCCAGGATCACGTCGCCCTGATAAATCACGGAGACATCACCAGAGGTGACTTGAACTTGAGGAGAGATAGCTTCCACACAACCAGCAGCTTCACGTTGGAAGATCAGACCGCAGGAAGTATCGAACGCAGACTGAGCACCGTAGTTGTTGTTGAGGCCACCACCAACAGTACCAGGCTCCAGCTCAGTATCGCTACCAACGAAGTCACCCGTGTTACCAGGAGAGGTCACACCAGTAGCACCACCGTACTTAACACCGTAGTTACCCAGGAACGGGATGTTCATGGACTTGTAGATCTTGATACCGGCGATTTCCATGATGCCCTTACCGGACTGCAGGGCAGTACCTTGCTCATCACGGTTCACCAGATAACCACCAATGTTAGCGGTGCCAATACCCTGGATCAGAGCGTAGTACTGACGGGGGTTCAGAACACCCACACGACCATCTTGGCTAACACCCTTTTCATCAAGGGCAGCAGCAGCGTCGTAGAAGGCGTTAACCAGGGATTGAGCATCAAAAGCCTTGTCATCGGTAGCACCGACTTGGATCTGAGTACCACCAGGCTCTTCCATGCTCACCAGACCAGCACCGGTACCAACGGATTGGACAGGGGAAGCCTGACGTGCGCCTTTAGCGATAGCACGGAAGATCAGACGGTCATACTTCTCAGCGAGAGCATAACCAATTTTGCGAGAGATCTCACTACGCAGGTCGTAATGGCTGAGAACTTCATCGAGTTCGTACACAAATGCAGAGCTGATCAGCAGGTCATCACAGGTGATGGTCTTCTCAGCCACAGGGGGACGACCATTGGTGTCACCCAGGATGCTGTTACCAGGAGTATGATACTCAGCAGTCGTGCGTCCAGTATAGATGAACTGCAGACTCTTACCGCCCTTGAGGGTACGGCGCATAATCAGGTCCCGAGCGATCGTATTATTCTGGAACCCTTTGAACATCTCACCGCTAAAAAGCTTGAGATACAGAGCACGGGCGTCACCCGTACCGTTAAGTTGACCACCACGGGTAAGCCCGGCGGTCATATCCGAAGATTGAAAAGCCATTGTTTTTAGAGAGAAGGTTTATCGACTCTCTGAACGTTCAGAGTTATTTAGTTTTTATTGTGGTCTATCCCACCGTCTAGACGGCGAAGGGTGTCCTCGTAAGGGCCAACGCCAAGAGGAGCCAGGTCCGACTCTGAGGTGCCTGACTCCAGCTACTTAGAATTTAGTAGCGTGAGAGATGTATGCAATGCCGCGATACTTCAACTTGGCTTCTTTTTCAGCAGCCTTTTGTTCCCGAACACGGGCATCCAATTCAACTTTAGACATTGTACTAGATAGAAGTACCTAACCCCCGTTCCATGATTAGGTGACATGCGTCCCATTAAGGGATGAACGGACGGCATTGCTAGGTTTACCCTACAGCAGGGGCGCTAAGGGCGACAGGAGTTGCCTCAACAGAAGCAAGGTCCAAGGGGAAGTTGTGTGCGTTTCGTTCGTGCATGACTTCGAATCCAAGGTTTGCTTGGTTAAGAATGTCTGCCCAAGTACGAACAACACGTCCCTGACTATCAAGAAGGGACTGGTTAAAATTAAAGCCGTTAAGATTAAAAGCCATCGTGCTGACACCAAGAGCAGCGA